TATTTCACCATACATATACATGCCTTCAGAATGCCGAGGGCCCGTATACCCACTTCTCAATCGCGTTCGCGGTCTACAACTAAGAAATCAACAACTCGAAAGCGAGCGCCAAGGTCTGCTTTGGTTAAGTATGCTCCTTCTCGCATGTTTAATTTTCGTCCGATGAACATCTTTACTCGACCACCTGTCGTAGGTATCAAACATCATGCTCGGCTGATCTATAATGCACAAATGACCTTATCGCCTACCGCTTCTGCAGCTACTGCTGAAGTCCTCTCTGCAAATGGCTGTTATGATCCAGACATCACGGGAGGAGGCCATCAGCCAATGGGTTTTGATCAGTTGATGCTTCTTTATGAGCATTATACTGTTACTAATTCGAAGCTCGATGTTCTCATCACTAACTATGATGCAAAGGAGAATGGGTATGTTGGCATTTCAGTTAATCCTGACACTACTGTAGAGACCGACTATCAAAAGATCATCGAAAATGGACTTTGTCGGCGAAAGCCAATCGGCAAAGCTCCTCCTAATCAATTTGTCGAGTTATCTTTTCCAGTTGATATTCGACGTCTCAACGGTGTCGGATCTTCTATTGTAGGTGCGGAAATCTATCGTGGAGATGCAGCATCCAATCCTACTGAACAATCTTATTTTCATGTCTTCGCGTTCAATCCTCATAATGCCAATCAGCTCAATCTTGCTCTTGATGTTATCCTTTCTATGGATGTGGTGTTTACTGAGCCACGAAAGCTTGCGAAGTCATAATCTGGAGCAGTCACGTTTCGTTACATCTCCGAGGTAGGCCGCGTAGCGAAGCGAAGTCGGCCGTAGTAACATCATTTTGCCCTCTCTATTTCACAGACCCCGCGGCGCGAGCGCCGCGGACTATAGGCCAGGGAGAACGAGCACGCCGCGAGAGCGGCGCGCGCAGTTCGACCGTTCTTAAGGTAGGGGGCCAGAGGCGAATGCGCGTAGCGCACGGAGCCTCGCCGCCCCCGTTGTAAATATCCTTTCTACATGCTTTGTAGACTTTCCCGATCAAAAGTGAACGCCAAAAAAAGGATAGTTTTTTTGAAGTTTGGTTAAGAAAATTGTCTTGATATTGGGGGTCCGCCTTAGTATTACAGGACCCCCTAGTTATCACGTATCATTTTCTGTGAATAATGAGCGTATGCGACAAAAAAAGGAATTTAGTTCATTTGGAGCATTTGACGGCTAGATATCAGTGTAACTGAAACAAAAATCTTAGACGCAAGCGTCACCGACAATCATTTGGGCTCTCCAAGGCTTATTTTCGGTGTCTTCAATTTTAAAAATCCTCCAACGGTCTTTGGACAGTTTGGTTACATCAGGAGGGTTATTGGAGAAGCAAACAACGTGCACATCCCGGAAGTCCTTGGACATCTTGGTCGACGATTCGTATTTCGCCGAAAAGACAAGCCTGTTCTTTATGTGCTCGAGTATAGTATAATTAATTAATCCTTGCTGTTGTTCATCGCGTGAGTAGTCAAAGACTACGGAGCCTCCGCGCCAAGCGCAAGCGAGGTCGCGTGTCGGGGCATTCTGTAGAGGTTGAAACTCTTTGACCGAGACAAGGTGCTTTAAGGCGTCGGATTTTCCGACGGCTCCCGACTCAGACCAAACCCAATACACGCATCTACTATCAGGAACGGTATCCATAAGACTAAGCAGTTCAGACTGCCATGCGAATAATGTCTGATATTTTTTTCTAATATCAAATTGAGGTTTGGGTGTAAAGAGATCGAATTTCTCTCTAAATCCCTTGGGATACATACCGTGCATGTCAGGGTATTTTTTCGCGGCTTCAGCATAAGACATTCCTTTCTCGATGTCTTCAATTAGGTGCGACCAGACGTGACCCGTTAAGGATATGAATTCTTTCCCTTTCTCCCCTTTTTCCTTCTGGGATAATGGCACATCCCCATGTTCTGTCACTTTCCCATCCTTACGGCAATAGATTAAATTCGCTTCAAGAGGTTTTCGCATTTGTGAAAATCGAATCTGCTGCGGTAGCATTTTCTTTACCTGTGAGAAGCTCTTCAGCTTATGAAAAATGAACAACCCTTGCAAGTGTGGTGTCTTAGTGGTAGGTGCGATTTCGCGACCGTATACCACGCAGCGCATATCAGGCATAGTCGAGCACCAGTTCGCTATTGCCGCGCAGTTCTCTTCCGTGTAATTGTTCCACGTAAACGCCCAGTTCATGGTGCGTTTTCCACTATCATTGTCATAGTCCCAGTCCGTATGCTCTTTCACTTCCCCCCCAGGCGCAAGAGTAGCAGGAACTGTGGACATGGTCATCCATATATATGATGATATACAATCCTTCTGATAATTAATTACAATATCAAAAATAATAAATAATTGTTTTTAGCTACCTTATTTCACCATACATATACATGCCTTCAGAATGCCGAGGGCCCGTATACCCACTTCTCAATCGCGTTCGCGGTCTACAACTAAGAAATCAACAACTCGAAAGCGAGCGCCAAGGTCTGCTT